CGGCCAGGGTTTAAATGCGGTGGCGTTTTCGGGGTTTGCCTGCGCCCATCGGGTGGGGGTGGATTTGGGGGTTTAGGGGATGGGGAATGGTAGGGGCGAAAAAAGAAAGACCTCGTGCCATGGCTCTGCCATGGCATGGGTGTAAAACGATGGATGAACTTAGATTTACTGGGATGTGGCGGGATGTGGCGGGATGTGGCGGGATGACTGGGTTTGGGGGATCGGGGTGTTGTGGTGGTGCGACAGATGAAGTTGGATGTATGTGTCGCGTCGCAAATTCGGAACGGTTGTGATTTTGGAGGTGTTTATGGAACGGTTGGATGGGATTGCTTGGGGGACTGGGCCGGCTTGGGATGTGATAGTGAGCGAGAGGGAGCGGTTGCGGCGTGAGGCGGTGGCGCGGTTTAGGGAGGGGGAGTTGAGGCGGGTGACGGAGGGGGTGACGGCGTTGTTGATGGTTGGTGAGGTTGAGGCGGCGCGGCGTTTTGCGGTTAAGGAGGGGTATGAGTTGATGCCGGATGGGTCGGTGGAGGTGGGGTTTTAGAGGGGGGTGATGCTGAGTTGGTTTTCGATGTTGATGACGCAGCGGTATTGGATGCGGGCTGTTTGGCCGAGGTTGTTGGAGCCTTCTATCCAGGTGACGTGTATCCAGATTAGGTCGTTGGCGAGGGCGGGGAGGCTTTGGTCTAGGAGGACTGGGTGTTTGGCGGTTTGGGGGTTTTGGAGGAGTTGGGTGGCGGCGGTTTTTTGGCAGGCTTCGACGAATTGGCTGCCGGTGATGCCGTGGCTGTTGGTTTGATCCCAGATGCTGGGTTCGCGTTGGGTTTGGGGTTCGTCTGGTACGAGGCTGCCGAGGATGGTGAGGATGGGCAGGGTGATGAGGGCGATTTTTTGCCAGGGTTTAAGTTGGTTCCATTTTTGGCGGATGGATTTGGGGAGCATGGGATGTGTTGTGCTTTGTTTTTGCCCTTTATTTTAAGCTCTGATCGCAAAAAAGATCCGAGTTGCTGTGTTGTAGGCTGTGCAAAGGTTTCAGTGCTTGTTGTTGTGAAACTCGGATCGAGAATCGGATCGAATCGGATCGAATCGGATCGAGAATCGGATCGAATCGGATCGAATCGGATCGAGAATCGGATCGAATCGGATCGAATCGGATCGAATCGGATCAACTCGGATCACAAAAAAACCCGCAAGATGCGGGGTCAGATTGCATTTGATTGGCGGGTTATTGCCTGACGCGGGCTGGCTCTATGAGTCGCCATTCCCGGTTATAGGCGAGGCGGGCCGGTACGCCCAAGAAATTTGGGATGAGTTGGTAGTCTGCGGTGTATTCCGCCAGTGAACCATCTACCCGGCGCATTCGGTAAGTGAAGTTGTCTAGCTTGCTTTCTTGCCGTAGCCCTTGGATCATTCGCTCGTAATCGTCCATGGTGTCGCGCCAAAGCCACCGCCAGTTTAGCCCTTGGTATTGGGCGGGTGTCCAGATGATCCGGTCTGGACTGCCTTTGTCATTTATCAGCAAACAGGTGTCTGTTTCCATCGCTGTTATGGTGGCGACGCAATCAGCATTACCTATCATTTCCAAAACTTTTTGATAAGTGTATTCTGTGGTGCTGTTCATCCTAAACCTTGGGAAAGCTTGCATTCCATTGACTTGAATTTCGATGTATTCCGCATCTAAGCCTTTTTGGCCGATTTCTGTGATGAGGTTATACCTGTTGAGCCACGCGATTTGTGCTTCCGACAGGCTGGAATAGCTTATACACAAGCATTCACGTTTCGCTTTTGACATTGCTGGCATCTCCATTTTGATAAGGCTTGATGATCCCGTCTTGAATGGCGACAAGTTCGTCAAGGAGATAAAAATCCCCGTTGGGTTTTAGAATTACTGCACCTAAAAAACCTAATTCGGTTTCGTTGGCATAGCGTCCGGACTGGATTTCGTGCAAGGCACGAATGGACAACATTGTGCGCTGTTGGATTAATATCTCAAGCTCGGTTTGGCTAACTCCTTCGTGGTTTTGCCATTTGGCGATGAATTCTGATAGTGGTGATAGTGGTGATTCCTTCATTCGTGATCCCTGATTGAAAAGTAGATCGAGGCAGTAGTGCTTTGCTTCTCCGGGTAGGGTGTTGATGACTTTGATCAGTGTGTCGCCACGCGGGATGCGCTTACCCCGCGTGAACTTGGATATATCGTTGGGGTTCAGCCCTGACCATCCTGCGATCGCTGTTTGGCTAAGTCCAAATTCGGCGATCGTCAGTCTGAGGGCTTTGGCAATCTGGGTTGATTCATTCATGGCTGATAGGGTAGATGCCTAATTATAGGCTGATTAGCCTAATTATGGTTATTTTTCCCTAGGCTTGACTTCTCGCTTGGGTCGTTTTAGACTATTTATAGTCAAAAGAGACTAAAAGTAGTCTAGGGTTCCATGCAAATCACTATTGACCATATCAGATACGCACAAAACAACCAATTGGCTAGGCTTCTGCGGGTTTCCGACCCTAGCATGGTCAGTCGATGGACGCATAGGTCTGGGTTTTCGCTGAGAAGTTTGCAGCCAGCTATTGATGCGGGGATTCACCCTGAGGTTTTGGTGGCTGGTCTGGTGGCGCGGCGTGATGATGCCAATCTTGCAAAACAGTATCAGCAGGAACTTGACGAGTTCTTGCGTGTTGAGGAGGATGTCGCCTCATGATGTGGTTTGCATCGACTGATTTGGCGGGATTGCCGGGGATGCCTAAGGGCGATCGCAATATTAGAATCCGGGCGCAACGGGAAGGGTGGCAGACCCGCAAGCGCACGGTGGGCAAGGGTTACGAATTTCACATCTCTGCTTTGCCGGTTGAAACTCAACAATATTTAAGGGGGAAATATGGACAAGGCGATTCGGGATGTGCTGACGGAGGCGGTGCTGTTGGAGATTATGCGGGAGCGAACCGAGGGGATGGGTTTATCGATAACCGGGGAGGAACTGATGTGGAGGTTCTGGGCGAGAGACGAGGTGTTTCTGCCCCCCAATCCGAATCGCAAGTTTTTCCGGGCGGTGATGGTGCGGTTGGTGGCTACTGGTCTGGTGCAACAGGTGCGCCGGGATTTGTATCGGTTGGCGGGGGGTTAGATGGCAATTCGACACATGGCCAACCGGAAATTGTTGAAAGAATTTATCCTCGATATGGCCAGCAAGCCAAGCCTCTAGCCCAGGCTGTTGGAGATGATCCTCGACATGGCGCGGATCGATCCTCGGTTGGCGATGCTGCCCCAGTGGTTCGCGGCGTTGGGGGATTTGATCGCGGAGGGCAAGCTGGAAGTACACAAGGGCAAGATCAGGCTGGCGAAACCTCGGCGGTAGCGGAACGGGTTGAGGCCCGATTGTGGATTTTGACGGCGTTACAGGGGTTCCGGGAGGAGCAGGGGCTGGGGATTTCCCGCGCTCGGAGTTTGTATGCCCATGCGTATAACCGGGGGATGGTTCCCGTCCCCGATTGGGTGCGGGGGGCGGTGCGGCGGGTGTCTGAGGCTACCCTCTCCAATTGGATGCGGGATCTCCGGGAGTCTGGGGGGATTACGGATAACCGAGGGCTGAACCGGCGTAAGTCGGGGATCTTGGATCAGGATGGGGAGATGTTTGCCCTGGCTATGTCCCATATCCACCAACGGCCCGCGTTGATCCATGGCGCACTCCTTGAGCAGTTTGGGGCACGATGCCCTAGTAAGCGGACGGTGGAGCGGTGGGTCATGTCCTGGAGGGCGGAACATCCCCAGGAATTTGCCAAACTGACCGATCGCGATTTGTTCAATAGCCGCTATCGCTCCAGTGCGGGGAGCATGGTGGAGGGCGTGGGTTATGCGCTGGAAATTTTGGAGATTGACGGTACGAAGACGGATGCGTTCCTTCGCACCTTGGGGATTGAGGGGTGTGAGACGGAGGTTTTACTCCGGACAAAGCGCGGGTTTAAGCGGTTTTCTTTGGTGTTTGTGATTGATGTTTTTTCCCGCAGGCTGAAGGGGTTTGTTTGTGAGACGAGCAATAGTGAGGTGATCACGCAGTCGGCTCTGCGGTGGGTGGTGACGAATTGGGGCTATGTGGAGGGGATGACCCTGAGGACTGATCAGGGGAAGGATTTTTTAAGCAATCGGGTGCTGGCGGCGTTGGATGCGCTGGGGATGCAGCACCACAAGTGCAATGGTCGGTCTGGTTGGGAGAAGCCTTTTGTGGAGCGGTCGTTTGGGACGATGACGCGCCAATTGATGGAGCGGCTGCCGGGGTACTGCGGCCATGATGTGGCGGAGCGGATCAAGCTGAGAAGCCAGACGAAGGAGGGGGATGTGGAGTTGATGCTCTATCCCCATGAGTTGCAGTCGGTGCTGGATGGCTGGTGCGAGATTTACAACAATACGAAGCATGGCGGGGAATTTTTAGATGGGGTGAAGACCCCCAATGAGCGATGGGCTGAGAGTCCGAGGGGGATTTCTTGGAAGTATCGGGAAAACCCGCGCTTGCTGGATATGTTGCTGGCGGATGTGCCGAGTCAGCGGGGTCTGCGGACGGTTTGCAAGAGTGGCATCAAGATCCCCGGTGGCTATGCGATTAACCAGGATGGCGAACACGTTCCGTATATGGGTCGGCGGGTGTTGGTGCGGTTCAGCCCTTGGGAACGGGGTGTTTATTATGTTTTTTCTGAGGATGGCCAGGACTTTTTGTTTGAGGGTTGGGATTATCGAGAGCTTGACCTGAATCGCAAGGATGCGGCGGCGCGGGCCCATGAGGTGCAGCGGGAGGTGTTGGCTCCCGTGAAGCAGATCCGGAGGTTGGGGAAACGGGATGAGTCGAAGGTTGTGCCGTTGTCACGACGGGCTGAGGATTTAGATTTTACGCCGCAGCAGAGGGCTGCGCGGGCTGCCGCTACGAAGAAGCCTGCGAAGCAACCTCGTGAACTCTCGGAACGGGAGCGGGTGCGGCAAGAGGAATTGGTGGAGCAGATGAAAGAGGCTGCGAAACCAAGAGAGACGCTGTTAGTGCGTTTCGAGCGGCTCTATCGGGATTCCCTGCTGGGGGTTGCGATGGGGCCGGATGATGCGGAGTTCCTGGATCGCTGCCTTGATGAGGGGTATGCGCCGGGTTCGATGCGTCGCATTGATGCTGAAGTACGCATAGGAGTTGTTAATGGCTAGTAAACGCGGTTCGCGTCCTACGGTTGCCCCGATTGGCAATCTGACGATGTTTGAAAATGTCCACACCGAACTGGCTCCCCGCCACCGTGAAAAGATGATCGCCTTGTTTGGCGATCCGGGGGTTGGCAAGACGGAGGCGGCTCGGTATTTGCAGGATCAGGGGATTGCTCATTATTTTGAGTGTCCGGTGAATCCGACGTATAGCGGGTTTGCGAGTGCTTTGGCTCGGTCTTTGGGGGTGGCTCCGAAGCGGAGTGGCCAGGAGACGGTGGAGGAGATTATTGCTTATCTCCAACAGCGGCGGGTGACGCAGAAGGTGGGCCGCCGGGAGATTACGCACCATCCAACGCTGATTTTTGATGAGGCTCAACGGTTGATGGCGAATCGCAGTTTGTGCCTGATGGAGTTGGCGCGATATTTGCACGATCGCGGCGATCTGTCGGTGGTGCTTGTGGGGATGCCGGATCTCAAAAATACGTTGCTCCCTTATCGCCAACTGTACGATCGCATCCATTTTGTGGAGTTCCGGCCGTGGTCGGCGGGGGATGTGCGGGTTGTGGCGGATATGTGCCACGGGGTTGCGTTGGATGAGCCGTTTATCAAGGCTCTGCTGCGGGAGACCCATGGGGTGGGGCGGCGGATTGCCCGTGCTTTGGAGTCTGTGGCGCAGTTTGCCCAGTTGTCGGGTTCCCAGACGGTGGCGTTGTCTCAGTGGGTTGATCCGGCTGGGGCGCAGTTGCCGATTGTTCCTGTTGTTGGAGGTTAAGGATGATGACTTTTCTTGAAGAAAACGAAACTGCCCAGGGGCAAACCGAGGCAGCTTCTAAAAAAAATCACTCTGATCATAGCCGTTTCGGGGAGACTCTGACGAGCAAGATGGAGGATTTGATCGACCATGTGCTGGAGTTGTCTTGGCGGCTCTTGGTTGAGGATGAGCCTATGACCCGTGATGAGGCTGAGGCGATTGTGGCCGAAATCCTTCACGATCGCTGTTTTTATTTTGGGGAAACCCGCACGGATGAGTTTATCGGTGATGCCTGGACTCGTGTCCGGAAGGGGGCGGCATGAATTGTCAGCAAAGCCTTGACGGGCTGGTGTGGGCGGTGATGATCGCCCAACGGCAATATTTTGGCCAGGTGGGTGCGCTGTTTGTGGAGTGCGATACCACGGGGATGCGGCTCAATTTTGGCGCGTTGCCGCGCAATAACGAGATGGCGGCGTTGGTGGAGCATATCGATTTTGCTACTACCTCGCTTTCGATTTGGATTCACCGCGTGGATGGTGAGCCGGTGGATTCCGAAATCAAACTCAGCGACAACGCCAAGATCGTCGCGGCGTTGGGGAGGGGGCAATGAGTTACGTTGTGCAATTTATCTTGAACGGTGTCCCCTATCGCTATCGTGGCAAGCAGCGGGGTTTTGCGCCCAATGTGCCGGGGTGGGTTTACGACGATAAGGATTCTGCTGTGGCCGCGATGGGTGCGTTGCGGCGTAGCTCTTTGTTTGCTGCTGGTGGTGAGTTTGCCGGGTGTGGGGATGCCCTTCATCTGGCCGATCCACGGACGGGGAAGCGCGTCGGTACTGGGTTTTGGCAGGACGTGACGGAGGTGGAGCGGCGGCGGCTTGATGAGGCTGCTGCTGCGGAACGGCACAGGATGCGCATGGCCGAATGGCGGGCGCGTCGGAAATTTTGGAATCAAGGAGCTTGATTATGCAAACTTTGTGGCGTATTGGTGAGTTGGTTCTGGGGGGTACTAAACCCCCTGGGGAATATACGTTTCTCCGGGATCACACGGGGGATCAAGCTCTGTTTTGGCGGGCTGTGCCTGCTGAACCTTGGCGGCATTACACGATGCACCGGCTTTGGAATCAGAGCCGGATTGAGGCGGGGGCGGTGAAGTCTATGGTTTCTGATCCTCTCTATTTTGGGGCTGAAACGCCGTGGTATTGCTTGCTCCAAATGCTTCGGCATCGGGGCTGGGTGCATCTCTCTTTAAATGTCAATTGGACTCCAGCGGCGGGTGATGATGTCTGTTAAGTGTGCAATCCCTAAGCCGGGGGATAAGTTCGGGACTTGGACGGTGTTGCGTTTTGCAGAGATGCGGACGTGGAAGGAGGGGCAAACGATGCCGTTTTACCACGTTAAATGTTGCCGCAATGACTGTGGGGTGATTGACACTCTCAGTCGTCGGGCGTTGATGTATGGGGCGGGGTGTTGCCGCTCTTGCGCTCAACGTCGGGCACGTCCAAAACTCTAGCTCTCGCAGGGGATTGTTGCCCCCTTGTTTTTGTACTTTTTGGAGGTTTCTAGATGATTATTTATCAAGGTGGGCTGAATCGCTATTATGCCCGGCCGTCTTTGCAGGAATTTGTTGAGCGACTTTCACAGACGGCGACTCCGACGCTGGACGGGCATTTGCTTGATGTCCGGTGGGTGAAGGAAGATCGCTATCGGGATGGTGTGATCCATAATTTTTATGATTTGGCCTTTGTTGATCACCAAGGGTTTGCGTCCTCATTGTCTTTGAGGGGCGATTCGGCTGCGGCGGTGAGTCGTAAAATCGCTTTACTCAAACAGGCGAAACAGTTGTATTGTTTTAAGGTTCGGTTTCATTTTGTTGCCCATGGTAATCGATCGCCCCATGTGGAAGTTGCTGTTAGTCAGGCGAATGATATCAAGGCCGCTCAGGATTTTCTGACGATGGAATGGCATCTCATGCCTTGGGTGGGGGTGTGAGATGGTGAGTCGTAAGCAGTATTTGGCTGCGATCCATATCCGCAAAACCAAGACGGGGATGACGGAGGATGAGTATCGCTCGTTGCTGTTCGGGGTTGCGGGGGTTTCTTCTGCGGGGGAAATTCATGATCCTGAGGTTTTTCAGCGGGTGCTGGCGGCGATGCCGGGGGGTGAACCGGTGCGCCAACGGCAGGGGGTTCCGGGCCGGTTGACGGTGCGACAGGCTTGGAAAATCAATGAGCTTTGGGGCGGGTTGGTGTCCCAAGGGAAGGCTGCGGAGGGCGGGTTACAGCAGTTTGTTGCCCGTCAGTGTAAGGTGAGTCGCTTGGAGTGGTTGACGGTGCAACAGGCGGCGGCGGTGATTGAGGCGTTAAAGGGCTGGCTGGAGCGTGGAGGTGATCATGCTTGATATGAATGTGACGATTGGGGAGTTTGTGGAGTTGGAGCGCATCGTGGAGCGCATCCATGCCAATTACCAGAAGTCCGCATTGGCACTCATTGAAATTGGCCACGACTTGATCAAGGCCAAAGAACTTTTGCCCCATGGGTCGTGGGGCGATTGGCTCCAGGATAATTTTGGCCTGTCCCAAAGTTCGGCCCTTAACTTTATGCGGGTGTCGCGGGAGTTTGGCGACAAGGCGGATATTCTCAACGGTTGCGATTTTGGGGCGCGGGTGCTGTATGCCCTGGCGGCTCCTTCGACTCCCGATGTGGTGCGGGATGTGGTGATCCATGAGGCTAAACAGGCTGAACCCGTGGGTGTTGAGCGGGTGGCTGAGGTTAAGGCGGTGGCTCAGGGGGAGCCGGGGATCTACTACGGGGAGGATGTGCGCTCTCTGGTGGGGGAGGCGGTGCTGGAGGCGGGGGATGAGTGCGAGATCACGGGGATTACCTTCGTGAGCAACCCCCAACTGGTCTACGTCAAGAAGGGCGGTGAGACCTTTTTGGTTGATCGCGATGACTTAGAACCCCTTGCCAATGATCCGTCTGTGGAGGTGGAGGGGAATCGGATCGAGATTGTTGATCCCTCTTTTGACCGACCGGCTCCGTCTCGGTCGGTTGAGGAGGAATCGGATCGGCGGGCTGAGTCTCTGGGGTTGCCGAGGTCACGGGTGCAGGTGTTGCCGGATGTGGATCGCCATGAGGCTCCGGGGGAGGTTGATGATCGCCCTGGCGCACATTCCCTAGATGGCCCGTTTAATTTTTACGTTCTCCGAGTGGGGGGACGTGGAAATATCCATGAGTTGATCTCGACTGTGCTGGGTCGGGGCTGGGCGGTGGAAGTTATTAAAAAACAGGAGCAGGAGGTGGGTGATGATGATTAAAAATCCTCAGGCGATGCGGGAGCATTATGGGGAGCAGCGGGATCAGTTGGCGCGGGCGATCACATTGGTCAATGCCGCAAAAAAAATCCCGACTGATCCGGTGATGTTTGCAATGCGCCACAGTCTCCCAATTTGGGCGGTTAAGGTGGCGATCAAAAATAGCAAAAATACCCGGCATTAGGGCTGAGTGAGGATTGAAACAAGAGTGAAAACCCCCGTACTGACATCCGGGGGTTTTTTTATTGGGGGTTGCAGGGGATGTATTGCTGGTTAGGATTTGGAGTCCAGGGGCATTTGGGGATGTTGAGATCCTTGTAGGGGTCGTCGCACCCCATGAGGAACGCGACTAGGGCTACTAAGGAGAGCCAAATCCAAAAGTTGCACGGGATTGTTTTCATGTTAGGTAGGTAGATAGGATTCTGATGATTTCGGCTTCGTCTTGGGCGTTGACTCCCAAGTAAGGACGGGCGGGGATGATGATGCGGGATGCGCGGAAGTTGACATCCTGCTGGAAGTTGCCTCGCTCTTTGCGGGCAAATCGACTTTGACCTGTGCGTTTGTTAACCCGGAAGTTGACGGCACGGGAACGGGCGGCCAGGGCGATTTCGCCGCCGAATTGGTGGATGGCGGCATAGTCCCGGTTGGAGCCGATGACTAGGCTTGTATTGGAACTCTGGTAAACGATGGAGCGGCGTAAATCTCCCCGCGCTTGCAGGATTTTGGAGATTTTGTTTTGGCGGTTTTTGGCTTTGACGGTGCGCGGTTTGAGGGGGGCCCAGGGGTTGCCATCGGGGGATTCTTGGCGATCAAACCGGAGTTGAGTTTCCCGGATCAGGTATTCCCCAATCTGATCAAAGGCGGGTTTCATGTGCTGCCCTCGCTCCAGGATGGAGCTTAGGTATTGGGCGATCGCCTGGCTGTTGACTCGCACAGTGATGCCGCTCATGGCTCTAAAAGCTCCCGAAGGGTGGGGGACAATCGATTGAGGGCATCGGTGAGGATGCGCTCTTTTTGGTCTGCGGGGGTGGCTCCGGGGGTGTGCGACCAGCCCGGATCGGGACGCACTGGGATGGATTTCCCATTGGCGAGTAGGGTTTCGGGGGCGGTTTCCTGCGTGAGGCCGTCCCGGTCTAGGTCAGCCTGGGAGAGGGTGACGACTTGGCAACGACAGCCGAACCCACAGGGGGGATACATGGTCTGCCAAAAGGGGTCGTCAGCCCGGAAAACTTTGAGGTGGAGGGCGCGGTGGAGAGGGCGGGGGACGCGGGAGTCGCCATGCACCCATTGCCAGTAGGGCCGGCTTTTGAGGGTTTCCGGCTGGGTTTGCTGTTGGTAGCGGCCGGCGGCGTAGGCGGTGTTGAGGTTGGTTTGATAGATCGTGTTTAGTCGCCAATCGCGGCCTCCCTTGGGGTTCCATCCGTAGCGGTTGATCATGTCGTCAAAGGCGGCGGCAAAGGCTTCCCGCCCCTGGCCTTCGGCAATGGCGCGGTCTACGGCTGCCCTCATGTCGGCGAGCAAGTCAGCGGCGGCGATGCCTGCCACGGTGAAGGCTAGGTCTTGCTCGGCTTCCCAGAGTTCATCCCAGCGTTCCGTTGGGATGTTGGTTTTGGCGCGGAAATACTGGATCGCGTCATCAAAGTTGAGCTTGGCAAAGTCAAAATCCATTAAAAAATCAGCAGTAGGATGATTGCTACCGCCATGGCTCCAACTAAGCCAATGAGGGCATAAAACAGGTATTCAAGGGGTCGAAAATCATACATCGGACATTCCTCCTAGGTGGGCTATGGCACGGGCTTGGGCCATGATGTTGGCGTATTCATCCCGGTTGAGATCCGGGTAGATTTGCTCGATTTTTTCGGCAAATGTGGTCAGATCAGGGGATTGGGTGAGGAGATCCCGCACTTGGTCAATCCAGCCTGTGATGATGGGGGTGGATTTTTGGGCTGTGGCAGTTTGGAGGTCGGTGGTGCTGGTTTCGGCAAAGAGCGGGGTAAGCGGGGGATTCTGCCGCCGTTCGTAGCCCTCGCCATAGGTGTCTTTAACGGCTTCGGGCATCAAGCTGAACCCCATATCAAAAAGGGTTTTGTCCCTGGTGATGCGGCTGTTCAAGTCTTCGGGGGATTCCAGCTTGCGCCAAAATTTCGGCAGTTTCGTCCCTTCCGGAAAATTGTATTCAACGAGCCAGCGAATCACGGTCTCGTTGAAGCTGGCACAGAGCAGATCGGCATCGCCCTTGATTACGTCATCAGCAACCCCTTGATGGACTTCAGCCTGGGATCTGGAGGAGCCGTTTTCCGTGGTCATTGTTTGCGATAAAACCACTTTGGCAATGGCATTATCACAAACCTCATGGAGCTTAGAATAGTCTGCCCCAGCCCGTTGGGTCGCCTCTAGCAGGGCGATCTCAACCCCCTTCGGAGTGATGATCCCGGAGTCGTTGGTCAACGCCTGGAGCGTCGCCAACAGTTCTTGTTTCGTTTTCTCGCTTGCGCTGGGATCATAACGCCCCCATTTGGTGGGGTTGCCGTATTTTTCAAGGAACTTTAACCAATATTTCAGCCCATTTTTTTTGAAATAAACCAACCAGTACAGATGATGTGCTAACCCTAACCCGTAGGGATCATCATCATTGTCTGCACCGGTCGAAAATGCCCAGAATTTGCGATCCGGAAGAATTTCCCCTAGGTAATTCTGACTTGTCAACAGCCTGATTCGTTGCAGCCCATCAAACACAAACCGCTGCTGTTTGCGTACCTTGATCGCCTCGATGCCGTCGTATGCGCCATCCCTTTTCCACAGCACTTCACCGACCGAGTACCCATAAAAAAAGCCCGACCACATCTTGTTATGGATTTGATCAACGGGAATTCCCTCCAGAATTTCCGCTACAAAATCCCGCGCTTTTTTGTCTTGCCGAGAGGTTCCTCCCGGTAAGATTTCCCACTCCTTGCTGATGATCGCCCGCCGTCGTTGTTGAATGGTGCTTTGGACTTGATCGTCGGTTAGGAGTTCTTCGTATTTTTCGTAATTGTTGCCCAAGCCCCTCAAGATCCGATCCTGGGGAGGGAGAGGGAGATTGTCCGGGACGTAGCCGCGTGTTATGTCTCTGCCGTCGCGGGTGGTGGCGATCTCTCGGTTGATGGGGCGGCGGCGGGAACGGGCCATGGGTGCGATGGGAAACTGATTTCACCCTAGGGCGATCAGTGGGCAAGGTATCAGGGTCTCATTGGGGAATGAGACCCTGATGCCTTGCCCAATCTTGTTTTACGCTTGGGATAGAGTGCGTGGAAAGCTTATGGTGGTTTTGGTGGATCTGGTCGGCTTGACGGCCAAGGAGAGGGCGCGGATCGCCCAGGCTTGTCCAGGGCGACGGATTTACATCCCCCTGAATTTTTACGCAGACCATTGGCTTTTGGAACATCTATCCCCTGAGGGATTGCGATATTTGGTTTGGGAATGGGGGGGCTGCTTTATTGAAATCCCCTTGGGGGAGGCTTGCCGCTCTTGGGCTGACATAGATCGCCAAGAGCGGAATGCATTGATCCGCACCAAACGAGCCGAGGGCTGGACAATCTCCCGGTTGATTGCTGAATTTTGTCTGTCCCGCGCCCAAATGTTCCGGATTTGTAGCAATGACTCAACGCTCCAAAGTATTTGATTTGCCCCCTGAGATTCGCTCTGAGCTTGAGACGCGGCTGATCTCTGGGGGGTTTGCCGGATATGCAGATTTAGAGACTTGGCTGAGAGCGCAAGGCTATGAAATTTCAAAATCCTCCATCCATCGTCACGGCAAGAATTTAGAGCAGCGGGTGGATAAAATTCGGGTGGCCAGGGAACAGGCCCGGGCCATTGCGGAGGCTTGTCCTGATGAAGAGGGGCAGTTGTTGGAGGCGGCGAGTGCCTTGGCCCAGCAACAGATTTTTGAACTGCTTTTGAACATCGACATCGACCCGAACGAGGTGAAGATGAGCGATCTGAACCGGGCGGTGCGAGGCTTGGCAGATTTGGGGCGATCCACGATTTCGCTGAAAAAACATCAAGCGGAAGTGCGGGAAAAATTGAGGGCGGCGAGTGCTGAGATCCGCAAGACGGGCGGGATCTCTGATGAGACGCTGGCCAAGATTGATACGCTCCTGCTGGGGATTGTGCCTTGAGCCGCGCTCCCTATTTTTTGCCCTATCAGGTGCGCTGGTTGCGGGATAAGTCTCGCTACAAAATCGCCGAGAAGGCACGGCGGATCGGTTTGACCTATGCCCAATCCTATGAGGATACGAGGGATGCGGCCCGGCAATTGGGCTGTGATGTGTGGTTTTCCTCGGCAGATGAAAGCGCGGCTCGTGAATATATCCTCTACTGCAAGCACTGGGCTGAGGTGATCGGGGCGGTGGCTGAGGATTTGGGGGAGGTGGTGATCGATGATGCCAACGATGTTCGGGTTTTGGCGATCAAGTTTGCCAGTGGTCATCGGATCAACGCTCTCACGTCCAACCCGACCCGCTTTAACTCGAAGGGCGGGAAGGTGGTTTTAGACGAATTTGCGAAGCATCCTGACCAAGATGCGATGTGGCGGGCGGCTCAACCGGTAACGCTCCATGGTTATCCTTTGCGGGTGATCTCCACCTACGAAGGTAAGGCGAATCGCTTTTACCGGATGATCGAGGCGGCCAAGCGTAATCAAAGTGCTTTTGCCCTCCATTCCACGACGATCGCCCAAGCCGTAGACCAGGGCTTGGCGGATTTGATTGCCAAGCGACCCCTGACAGAGGCAGAACGCGCTCAATTTTTGGCTGAAGCCAGGGAGTTGGCGGGGGATGAAACGACCTGGCAACAGGAATATATGTGCAATCCCCAGGATGAGGTGACGGCATGGCTGTCCTGGGATCTGATTGCGTCCTGTGAGTTGGATTTGGCGGGGGATGGGGCGTTATTTGATCGGGATTTGGGGCCTTGTTATCTGGGTTATGATATCGCCCGCCGTCGTCACTTGTCGGTGATGTGGGTGATTCAGGAGGTGGGGGATGTGTTTATTTCCCGTGAGGTGGTGGTGATGCAGGGGGCGACGTTTGCGTCACAGATGGCGGAATTGCGACGGTTGACGCTTGCCTATGATGTGGTGCGGGGTTGCCTGGATCAGGGGGGCATGGGGGAGAAGATGGTGGAGGATGTGCTGCTGACGGATTGGGGCGGGGGACGGATGGAGGGGGTGCTGTTTTCGGGGGCGATCAAGACGGTGATGGCCAATGATGTGAAACGGAAATTTGAGGATCGCCGCTTGCGGATTCCGGTGCGCGATGAACTGCGGGATTCGCTGCATTCGATTCGCAAAATCACAACGGTTGCGAATAATGCTCGGTTTGATGCGGTGGGATCTCAGGATCACGGGGATTATTTTTGGGCGTTGGGCTTGGCGTTGCACGCGGCTGGGGATGGGCTGGTGAGGGTTGAGTTTGAGTCTTTGGGGCCCCGTGATACGTTTGGGGTGTTGGATCGGTATTAGCCCTCACCCTAAATCCCTCTCCCAAGGAGGGCGAGGGACTTTGAGGATAAATGAGACCCTGAAAATCGAAGGGGTGAGGGCGGATCATGGGGGATAACTTAGCGTCAGAACTCCATGGATCTGTTTTTGGCTGGCAATTATGATGGGCGGGATTACACCGCTGATGATATTGCAGAGATCGCCCAATCTTACGACCCCAAGCTCCACCAAGCCCCAATGGTGATTGGTCATCCTGAGACGGATGCCCCTGCCTATGGCTGGGTGCATGCGGTGACGGGAGTTGATGGCCGATTGGCTACGCCAAATTATGAGATTGTCCCGGAGTTTGCTGACCAAATCAAAAAAGGGCTGTACCGCAAGCGGAGCATTGCCCTCTATGACCGCCACGATCCCCACAACCCTACGCCGGGGAAGCTGTACCTGAAACACGTTGGCTGGTTGGGGGCTACCCCGCCCAAGGTGAAGGGGTTGGGGGATGTTCAATTTGCTCAGGAGCCGAATGCTTTGACTATTACCGTGCCGCTGGTTTTTGCTGAGGGACTGCCTCCCGAAAAACCTGAAAAAGAAAAACCTGAAAAACCCGCAGAACTCCCTGACCTTGCGACGCTGATTAAGGGGATTATGGATGCGGGCTATTCTATTGAGGATTTGGTGGCGGCTGTCGAGGATATGCAGGCGACCACCAAGGAGGAAACGGAAGAACCTCCGGAGTTTGCGGAGCGCACCCGCACGTTAGAGGCGCGGGAGCGTGCTCTCTCGAAGCGGGAAGCGGAGATGCAACGTAAGGATCTCCTGAAGTTCTGTGAAGGGCTTGGGGGGCGGCTCACGGCGCGGCAGATCCCTGATGTGGTGGAGTTTTTGGTGGGTTTGCCCGCGACGACGCTGCAATTTTCGGAGGGGAAGAAGACGACCCAAGCCTGGTTTAAGGATTTTCTGCGGGGATTGAAGCCCCAGATCGTTTTTGGGGAATTGGCTGCCTCTGCTGATCAGCCTTTGCTCTTTGCCCAAGACCCCAAGGCTGTTGAAGCGGCGATCGCCGCCAAAACCGCCGAACTCAAAGCGCAGGGAATCACGAAAACCTACCCCGAAATTATCGATCTTGTTTTTGCAGAGGTTAAATGATCAAAAATTTCAAGTGTGACGGTAATGTGCCAAACTACCGGATCGTCACCGGATCGCCCAGTATTGTGGGCGCAGTCCGCACCAACCACGCGGCTGGCCCCCTGGGCATCGTTCAGGAGCGGGGGGGGACGAATGGGGGGGATTGCGATGTGGAAATGTTGGGCTTCGGCATGGTCGAACTCGCCGAAACAGTAAATGCCTGGACAGCGATCCAAGGGCATACGGACAACACTGGCCGGGCGCAAGTCAACACCGATATAAATTGGCGGGTTGGCCGAGTTCTTCGCGGGGGCGTGGCGGGGGATATTGTGCCCTGCCTGATCTGCCCGAATTAATAACCCTAAACCCTAATTTTTAAATCATGGCTAACAGCCCGTTTGTTCAGAGACCCGATTTAACGGGGATCGTGACCGCTTTCCGAAACGACGAGGAAACGTTCATTGCTGATTTGATTTATCCCCGGTTGCCGGTGGAGGATAAGTCCTATCAATGGGATCGTTTTAAAGACGCGACGTTTTTTAATATGCCTGATGACCTGGTGGGGCCGACTTCACGCCCCAACGAGATTAATTGGGAGGCAGAAACGCTAACCGGCCTTGTTTACGACCATTACCTTCAGACTCCTGTGCCGTTTGGGGATTTGGCAACCGCATCCGGCAAACTGTTCAAGCTCGAACAGACGGCCTCGATGTTCACGACCAATGCGATTTTGTTGAACCGTGAACGGCGGGCAGCGAATTTGACGTTTGACTTAAACCAGTACGCGGCGGATCTGCGGGTGACGCTCTCCGGTACGAGCCAATTCAGCCATGTGGATTCTGACCCGATTCCGGTCATCAAGGCGGCTTTGCGCCGGCCGTGGATGCGCCCGAATACGATGGTTTTTGGGGCTGAGGCTTGGGATAGCTTTAGCAGCAACCGCAAAATTGTCGAAGCGGTGCTTGGCACTGGGGCCGCCCAGGGGAATGTGACGGAGCAACAGGTTGCGAGCTTGTTCCGGGTCAAAACTGTTGCGGTTGGCGAGGCAAAGGGGAATTTGGCGGCGTTGGGACAGGCAACGAATTTGGGATTCCTCTGGGGCAAACATTTATCCCTGCTCTATGTGAATCCGTTGTCCCGCTATACGGTGGGGATGCCTCCGACTTGGGGAATTTCTGCCCAACTGGGTACTCGTTATGCGGGGACAGTGGCAGATGGGCAGATGGGGGGCGATGGCGGGGAGTGGGTGCGTGTGGGCGAGAAGATCAATGAGCATATTGTCTCGACCCGCTGCGGCTACTTTTTTCAAAATGCCGTGGCATAAGGCGTAACCGATTTTTCGTTGCACATTTACAATCTATTCTCACCCATGAAATTTTTGGTAAAGTCGGCTCTTTTGCACTCCAACCAGCTTTTTGAGGTGGGCCAGGAGGTTGAGTTAGGGGAGGGGGAGGCGGCTATTTTGTTGCGCCTGGGGGCGATTGACGAGATCCCCGTTGCCCCTGCTAAAAAAGCCAAGGCTGATCCTGAAGCATGACATTCGCCCTCTCTGGCAACCTGATCGCCCAATACGGCACAGATGATACCAATCTGGCCGGATTGGCTGGTATTGCTGGGGTGTCCCGGTTTACGGCAGGGGATCAGAATGTCTACAACCTCGCTAACCTTGATCTGACGATCGCCGGCACTTTAACCATCAACCCGGAAACTGAATGCCTGTTTTTTGGCACGGGGGGGCGGCGCGATGGCCGGCTCACGGTGTCGGGGACTTTGACGGTGGGGCAAGAGATCAACGTTGGGGCGGTGGCAAACCGATTCAGTTCTGGGGTATGGGCTAGGTTCACTCGCGCTAACGATTCTCAGTTTTTGGAGACTGAGAGCGACCTCAAGATTACGGGGACGGCAAATTTTTACGGCGGGACGCTGATCACCAAACGGGTGATCGCCTTGATGGAGGGTTCGACGGCACGCACCTATTCACGGCAAGTGATTTGGATATCCCAACATACGGCGGTGGTGAATATCCGTCAGCGGTCAGCGAATACTGCGATCAACGGACTGGTGACGCGGGGATTTGTCTACGCACCCATTGCCCAGCCCGCCCAGTGGGATGGATGGCAGCCTTACGATGTGCCGGGGCAGGAGGGGATTAATCCGTCGAGTTCCTCCCCCCTCAACACCTGGCTGATCATTCGGGATTTTGACCCCTCTGGGTTGGTGGGACAACAAGCCTGTTTTTGGTTCAGCGTCTGGTTGCGCTTGGTGGATGGGGTGCGGGGATCGGGGGTGAATGTCCAGGGCAATGAGGATGATAGCCCTTTTAACTTGGGGCTGTATGAAATTCGTCAGGGGGTGCGGTTGCGGGTGGAGGATGCCAATGGTGGGGCGATCGCTGGGTGCAAAATTTTCACCAGTGACACCAACCACGGCAACCGCTTGGGCGCAAACCAAGTCGGCACGAACCCCAGCTACACCGCAACCCGCACCTATGCCAGCACCACGGATGGCGTAGGCGCAGGGGCTTTTACGGCGGATGGGGGGATTTTGACGGCGGTGATCTGGCGCAACACTGGGGGGCTTCGCAATGCCAATAACCGGTACGATTATCGCGGCCTGACCAATAATGATGGCGATCGCTTTCTCTTTGGCTTTTGCTCCTATCTCCACCAAGTCAGCAGCCGCACCCTGGTACTCAAGGGAGCAGGGGGGACAGACTACACCCAAGCACTGCTAACCGACCAAGCCATTACCGAGCCTGATCCGGTCGTTGTCTCAAACTACGGCACGGTGCAAAACGCAGATCAGTTTTACGATCGCGCCAAACTCTGGCTCGTGGATAACTTTGCCGGTCAGCTTGCCCCCCTCGTCACCAAAACCGGCAGTGAAATCGACGTAGGGAATTTCAATGTGGTGGTGGATTCCTCCGCCCCCCAAGCCTTCAGTTTTGACGGCTCAACCATCACGCTCAAAGCCGCCACCTATACCGGGCTAATCCGCACCACAGGCACGATCACCCTGATCAATGGAGCAGTTGCCGGGCCATTGGTGATTGTGCGGGTGCGGGATGCCAGCGGTGCAGCGATCAGCGGGGCGCGGGTCTATATCCCCGGCGTTCTCAATGCCTTAACCAACCCATCGGGGGATGCCCAGACGCACTACAGCGGCCCGATCCCCCAAGTGGTGAGTGGCAAGGTTCGCAAGGCTTCCACCCCGCCCTTTTACAAAGCGGCATCGGTGACAGGCACGATTACCGCCGTTGGGCTGGATTTGACAGTGACTTTAATTTCCGATTAAGGAGGGATTCACGATGATCGCAGACGATTTTTCAGTGGCCAGTAATGGCGATATCCGCTGGGTGGGCGGCGCGGCAACCTATACGGTGCTGGAGTTTCACCGCTATCTACAGAATCTTGCCGATGATGTCAGTGCCGCAGGCGATGACCTGATCGACATCACCAGCCTCACCCCTTCCGACCGCAGCACGGACAACATCATCACCCTGCTTGGTGCTTATAACATTGACGACACCGCCACCCAACATCTTTACGATGGATCGATTTCCCAATCGAGCGGTGCGGTGATTTATGCCGGTTTGATCGTGGTAGGGAGTGTGGCCAGCCCCACAACCCAATTGCAGATTGTGCAAAATAATGCCCTCCTGAGTAACTACTGGAGTACGGGTATTAATGCTGATCCGGCGAACAACATCCTGCTGCGGCTGATTGTCAAGGTGCGGACTGCTGGGGCGGATATTGATGGGCGCAGGCTCCGGGTGCAGGCGCGGGAGATGGGGGATACGTTTGCTGAGTTTACGGTGACGATGGGGTTGGGGAATAACGTGGCGGCGATCGCCACCCAATCCGACCTCAACAACCAAACCGCCCCCGCCACCATCGCCATCTGGACAGACATCCTCAACACCGAGGGCTACCAACAGATCGACATCAACAACAACGGGTTGCGCCCCTACTATTCCCAATGGGATCTAGGCACACGCTCAATCAACGCCCTCTACGAGCGCACGAAATGGATACAGCGGCGCGGCTCCACCACCACCATCCACGGCATCAACGGCGAACTTTTCCGGGGCATCAGCCACAGCTTTGCCTACAGCAGCGAATCGGGCGGCCCTTTTTTGGAGGATGAAGTCATCACTTGGGGTTCCGGTGCAAGTGCCGGATCGGGCTTAATTTTAGCCCTGAAAGACGATGGCACAACGGGGGCGATCTACCTGCAATTACTCACCGGCATCGCCCCTACGGATAGCACAGCCCTCACTGGGGTTACATCCGCTGCCACCGCCCTCGTCAATGGTGCGGTGACTCCCCGCACAGTGTCCCCCACATTTATCGGGTCTAGTACCGGCTCGGCCATCATCGTGGCTTACGGCGTGGGCATCCAAGCCAGCGATCTCACCGCCTCCGATCTGCTCACCGACCTCCTGGGCGTGGCGCAAACGCCCCCCAACAACGTGGTTTTTTCCGTTTCGGGGCTGGGGGTCGGGACGGATTACGTTCTGGTGGGGCCGGAATCGAGCGGATCACTGCATTTTGCCCAGTTGGCGGCGGTGGGCAGTAGTGCCGGAGCGGGAACCCTTGCCGTCACTACCCCAATCCCCTCGGATACCCCCGCATCGGGGACAATTCGCGCCTTCAATGGAGCTAATTTTGATCGCATCCCCTATAGTTCCTATAGCGGATCGACCTTCACCCTCACCGGAACCCTGCCCAATGCGATCGCCCCCGGTGCAAACATCTTCATCAGCTACCTAGATAAGCTCTCAGCCAGCAGCAGCGAAAGTTTCACCAGCATTTACGCGAGCGATCGCCCCCTCTTCGTCAGAGTGCGATCCGCCTCCAACCTCAACCCCATCAAAACCTTTGAATCCCCGGCAACATTAGGCAGCGCAGGCGGCTCCGTTGCCGCCATCCGTACCCCAGATTCTTAATGATTCAGATCAATTGGCTGACCCAGGTGATTATCATTCCACGGGCCGATATGCCCCTGGTGCAGGAAACCCCCACGGAAATTCGCCTCCTGGATCTGAACCAATTCCGCCAAAATTTGAAAACACTCGAAGCCTCCCCCAACGGCATGGCATACCCCGATATCCATCTGCACGTTGGGCCCGTGAGTGTCGGAGGTGTTTCATTGGCGCGGGTAGTGGTCTTGATTAATGGGTACTCAGTGCTGTTTGAAGATGCTCAATACAGCGTCAACCTAGCAGGAGCCAACACCAACCTAGGCGATGTCGTCAACCCCAACCAAGTCTCGATCCGCACCAACAACAGCACCGGCCTGGTCGAAGTAAATTTGCAAGATGTACTTGACCTGCTCACCGCTGATGAGGTGATCACCCCCACCACCGCCACGAAGTACAAAGCGGGGACGGAAGAAATCCTCGTCAGGAAGCGGATCACTAATGGCAACCTGATCAAGAGCATTGAGGTGCGCGATGAGTAACTGGCTATCCATCCTCTACATCCAGCCCCCCATCCCCGCCCCACCGGCCCCCCTTGATGGGGATCTAGTCGAGCCAACCCTCACCCCTGTTATTCCCACCGCTCCCACCGTGCAGCCCTCAATCTCAGATCCCTGCGTCGCTGCTGTAATCGTTCGTTTAGATAGCCCCACCCATGTCGATAACCCTACGCTTTGACGAAACCCACATCCCGATCCGGGTTGACCTTGTGGATTGGCTCACCGCCTACGGGCTTGACCTCACCACCCGCACCGATGCGATTTGGCTGATCAAAGCCAGCGATCTTGATGCCGACGAAGAAGCCCTCTATACCGGAACCGAAACCGGGGGCGGTGTGGTTTTTTCCGGCACAACCGCCCTCCTCTACCTCCTCGACTTCACCCTGCTCACCCCAGGCAAACACCATCAATTTGCCTTCGGGCTGAAATTCCCCGGCGATCCGCGCTTCCGAGAGATTCGCCTAGCCGACAATAAAATCTTTATCGAGCGAGACTTCATCCGAGCTTAATCGCCGCCCAAAATTTTTTCATGAGACCCTGAACAGCCCTGCTCACCAAAATTAATGGGTCTGAAGCCCCGCCCTTTTAGGGCGGCTTTTCTCGTCCAATTTATTGATCCAGTTTTTCCTGTCTATGGTATGATTGCATCATTAAAACTTAATGTTTTGGCGGCTGGGCAAGCCGACCTGA